TGTTGTATCTGTTCCAGCGACAAGAGCGACTGCCTTGCCTGTTGCACCTGTACCTACAAGTGCGCCTTCGCCAATTGCGGCTCCAGCAACAATCTTTGTTCCGCCAACAACAAGCACTTCTGCTTCCTGTCCTGCGGTTGGTGCGTTCTGTAGAACTCCGATTGGAATATCTGTTGCGCCAGAAGCCGCCGCAACCTTTCCATCAGAATCCAACTTCACGAATGTGTACTGCTTTGAGGAAAGGTCTGCCGCCGCTACGAGGGTGACCTTTACCGAGTAATTACTGATTTCGTATGCCATGTTTAAGCACCCTTTTCGTTACGGTATTGGACATAAAGTTCAGGATTCTGTGATGCAACATCAGCGAACGCTTGTTCGAATGACTTTGCATTTCCATCCTCAACTGCTGACTTTGCCAAAGCGGTCAAACGACCATAGGCATCGCCTGTAGTGAAGTCTGCGGATTTCCCGATTTCCGCAAAGATGTTTGCTGATTCTGCTTGTGCATTGACGGATGTGAGGATTTCCTCAACTGACTTTGCTAGGTCTGAATCAACTGCTGACAAGCGGCGAAGCGCTGGTCCGACCTTCTCTGCATCAAGATTCAAATTAGAGAATCCCTTTGCCTTTTCAATTGCTTCAGCATCAGCCTTAGCCTCGCGCTCCTTGCGGAGTTCTTCGGTTGCTGTTTCTGCTTGCTTCTTGAAATCTTCAATCATTTTGACGACTGACTCAGGAGCAGACTTCATGTAGTCCATCTCATCCTCGGTCTCTTCTGATTCTGACTCTTTCTCTTTAGCCATTTCCATTTCGGAAAGTTTGCCTTCGAGTTCAGCGATTTTCTTCATCGCATCTTCAAGTGTCATTTCAGCCTTTTCGACCTCAAGCGCATCAGTAGCCGTGGTTGTTGTTTCCTCCATGTGGGAGTCCTCCTCGGTGAGCGATTCGTCTAAGACTCTCTGAACTTCAGATTCATCGGCTGATTTCATAACCAGCCAACCTTCATGTAGATGTGCAGGGTGGTCTACCCCAGAGGTTTCCTCAATGACTAAATTCGCCATTTTGCGAGTACGAGCCAACATTCACTCCTAACGAAAAGTGCTTACTTGAACCAGTATGGACTGGAAAATAAACACGGGTCTTGACTGGATAAGAATAACACAGGTGTAATTTCGACCTTTTTACTGGTTAATCAAAATCCTTAGATTGGTTAGGGCGGCTATCAAATCCTCAAAAGCCATCATTGAAAATGGGTTATCGCTCTGCCAGAATCGGGCAACTCGGAAGTGAAAGTCTCCCTCGCCCATCTCGCTCCAGACAAAAAATACCTGTGAATCGTTAGGTAACTTAGCCACTAGCCCAGCAAATCTAGGCGCTGTTGTGACTGGATTTACCTCTAACCCCATACCGCGAAGGATGCTCGCGGTGTCCTCAATGATGCTTTTCATTTAATTCGTATATCTCTGGCTTGGAGTAATTCGGGATGGGCGCAGAATGTCCATATCATCCATCCACCGTGGGTCATCCGCATCTAATTCTTCGAACTCACCCTCTGAGTCATCGTTTGTCGAGTGGAACTTAGGATGGTCACGATAGTTTTTTGGTTCTGGGGAATCTTCACCCTCTGAATCGTCTGGGTTGTATTTCCCGTTAGCCCAAGCCCCATGTGATGCTTGGTCGTGATTACCGTGTTTGGCTATTGCTACTTTTTTTTTAGTGTTGAAACTTTATGACCAACTTTTGTCTCAGTTGGCTTTCCATCGCGGTACAATTGAATCAATGCGGCTGGGTCATCCTCAGTTCCTTCAATTGAAAAACTTGAATCAGGAACATTGATTTTGCCACTTGAGATAACTCGTATAACTTTTCCGCTTGCAGTTCCACCTGATGAATTCCAAGAAACCATATCGCCTCTTGATACAGAAACAGCCTTTTTCATTGAATAAGCCATGTCGCGCATAGCCTTTTCTATCATTGATTTAGCGTAACCCTTAAGACCTGAGATTCCTTTTTGATTGACTTCTTCTTCAATCATTGCGTATTCGTCATCCTTCATGTTTTTCATAGGACCTTTACGAAGTTCTGCAAGAATCTTTTTGTCTTTCATTTGGTTTCCTTTGGCTTCTTCTTCTTTGGATTCATAATTGTATCAACATGAACATCATTGACTCCTGGACCATCTTCCTTCTCAACTTCTTCCATATCAACATAAAGGCGTTCAGCCTTACCGCCGATGGAGTATCCAAGAATCTTTCCAGATTTAACTAATTCCCAAGCCCAAGGCTCCCAGATAACACCAAGAAAAACGGTGTTTGCTGGATAGGTGTGGTTCACATCAATACCGCTTAGGGTCTGGATAGGAACTGTTAATTCATAAGGGAACGCCATTACTTCGACCCATTCACCTGCGACTACATCGCGGTTATGTTGAAGTCTGATACGGCGGTCATTGCTCTTTACATAATCCCAGACGGCTCTCTGCAACTCATCTGAATCTGTCCATTCACCATGAGCATCAATGCGGTCTGGAATGTACATAGCCCCAAGCGTGTAGCGCTTTTCGCCCTCCGCTTTTGATACTTCGTACTTGCCGATGTTTTTAACTACTTCGACAATAAAAGCATCTGGAAATATCTTTGCGGCTATCTCTGGAGTTACCTCTTGGTAATCCATTGAGCCATCTACGAGAGCCTTAACCAATCGGTCAGTCGGCTCCCAATCTCCATGCCACTCCATCTCAAACTTGGCATCTGGGGCATCTAGCCCTAGACGGAAAAGCGTGAGCGGATTGCCTTGGAGGTCTACCTTTACGAAATAACGCATACGGCTACCCCTCTCTCTAGGTTCCAGGACATTTTACCAACTGGGGTTGATTTTATCAAGCCAGCCTGTCGTGCTGTCTCGTACTCCTGTACGACTAGCGTTCCCATGGTTAGAAGCGTAGCCATGTTGGATGGGCGAGGGATTGACTTAGCAATATCTACCATCTGTGACCAATAGCCTTGGCGGGATGTCTCGTTAGTCTCAACTCTGTACTGCTCATAGATTGGGTGAAGTTGTGACTCCTTCGCCTTGAATGAGCGAGGCGTGTGCAACTGAACTTCAACCGTGATTCCATCCTTTGTAGCCTTGATATTGGCTCCATCGTAAGGGTCGCCTGTCTGCCAGAAATTCTTTGTACGCAACTTGAATCCAGCCGACTCAAGCGCCTTGATAGCGCGGTCTGCTCCAGCGGTGTACTCATCATCTGGCATTGTCATCGTGTAGCGAATCGCATCTGAAATGTTCTCAGCCGCTTTTTGATAATCTCCGCTGTAATCTTTTCCTGAATCCGCATCAATCTTGCGAGCCAATGAATCTGTGGACTTAACTCTGTACTCAAGTCCAACAAGTTGCCCATCTGACATCTTTGCAAGGTCTTGCATCAATCCAGTTACCTGTGGTTCAACTGAAAGAATTCTGTCGCGTAATCGTGTTGCCGCTTGAACTGCTCCAGCGCTTCGATTTCTTTGTGGCTTCGTATCCTCAATCAGAGGTAGAGACTTGTCTGAAGCCCCAGCCCATGAGCCGTGAGCATTTTGGTCGTGCTGTCCTTCAAGATGCTTCCAAACAAATTTTGATTTCTTTGCAGGTGCATCAATAGCCTGACCTTCAAAGCCATTTGCTGTAGCCCATTCACGGGACACGCTTAACGCTTCTTCAGCCGTTACAGACAATCTATAAACAGGCAACTCAGTTCCAGGATTATCAAAGGCAAACCCGACTGATGCGCCCCATGTGTGGTGACCATCAATAACAAAGCCATCGCTTGAAATTAAAATTCTTTCATCTTTAGGTATGCCACCATCTTCTCGGAACTTGTTGTAGATAGCACCAGAACGGGCAGATGAAATTTCTTTCTGGATAGGCTTTAATGTTGTTGGGTCTACCTTTTCTTTCTCGGCAGTAATTCCTTCTGATTCTTCAATCTCTTTTAGGAAGCGAGCGCGTTCTTTTCCAGGAATCTGTGGCATATCTTTGCGAGCAATACCCATGCCCTCGTCACCAAAAAGAAGCGTTCCATCAACACTCAACTCGGTAAGGTCTGGATGGTCTGTTCTCTTTGCCGCCGCCATAAGAAACGCAGAAACATTCTTAGCCTCAATATGAGGATGCTTTCCATCCAAAATTGATTGAGCAATATCATCTGCCCAACTGCCGTGGGTCTTTTGGTCGTGCATACCTGGGTTATGTTTTGAAACTTCTTTCTCAGCCTGAGCGACCATGGACTCAGCCCAAGCGAATCCTGCATCTCCGCCCCACGCATCCCAAGCCACGCGACCTGGAGATGGGAAACCTTTTTCGCCTTGGCTAAATCCAAGTGCGTTCTTATCAACCTCATGGCGAGAGAAGAAAGATTTCATGCGCTTCAAAGTTGCAAGAGAGATTGATTCACCCGCCGCTAACTGGCTTGCTCTACCGCGACCAACTCCAGTAAATCCGCTACCAGCCTTACCATCTGCAATCCAATCAAGCGCTCTACGAGCCGCCGCTCTAACTGCCTTCGGTGGCGTGTGACCATCCGCTTTCTTGAACTGGTGCATCTGGGCTAAGCGTTGTTCTGCCTCAGCCTTTGTGTTGTAAGTGCCAAATCGTCTCTTGCCTTCTTCATCGTAAACGGTGTACTTGCCGTTCTCGTTACGAATCATTTTGTGTAATTCTTCAGACTTCTCTAGGCGCATCTCATACCCAGTAGTAGTCAAAAATAGTTGGACATCTGCAACTGCCGAACCTGTTGATTTGATGACATCTTCAATCATCTCGGCAGGAAGGGAGCCAGCAAGGGCTTTGAGATTGGCTTGCTTCATTGTGTCTACGAGGATTTCGAACTCATCCCAGACATCGTTCTGTGGCGCTTCAAGCCCACGGCGCAACATCTCATTGATGGCTAAATGATGGACTTCTAGGACCTCTGGGGTTGCCTCTGATTTATGAAGGCGCTCATGCAAAGCGCGTAGTTTATCCGCGCTTAATTCGATTAGTTTTGGTGCAATCTCCGCCATGTGTACATAGTAGCGGATAGAATTACAACCGTTATTTAGTTTCCTGAACTGGAGTTAGTTTCATTCTTACCAACTCATCCAGAATGGCAATCTCTTGGTCATCTGGAGCGCCATCTACTTCTGAGGGCATGGTGGCATCAATACGCTCAATGCGCTTGAGTCTCTCTAGTCTGTCCATGTTATGAGTTTACCGCACTTGCTGGCTTTTCTCTAGCGGTGCCATCAAAGACCATGCCATCACCATCACGGTCAATTGGACCTTCAAATAGGTTGCGACCTTCAGCGGTAAGAACCTTTGTGTAATAGAGATTCTGGTCTTGTAAAAGTCTTTGCCCCGCCCATGTATATTCAACTTTTGTCTCCCCTGTAACTGGAGATTCATAGTTATTGGATGCCCTATCTTTATACCCAATCATGGCAAAATCGTTAGGCAATGGGAAATCATTATCGGAAACGCTTTTTACTGAGTCATAGAAGATGCCACCTTCTGTTGATTTATACCCGTTGGTAGCCCTTTCCATTAGGGCATCAAATTCGGCTCTGGCTGGACTTCCGAATAAGAAATCTGTGCTGTTATTTGCCTCGTAGTAAAGATTTCTAATCCCGTTTTCGACATTCTTTGGGTTCCAATCGTAACCAGAACGCGCCCAATGGCGAGCGCCATCCCATCCAGTCATAACAGTAATCCCACCGAACCCACGCTGGGCATACCAATCTTCTTGGCGCTGAATAAATTCTTTTCCAAAACCAAGTCCTTTGTAATCATCATCCATCTTGAATAGATGATGGTCTACCATCCACACGCCCTCTTGCTTATAGAAATATCTTTCGAACTCTCCAGCATAATTTCCATCATCGTCTGTAATTGTTCCCTTAACGCTGATTATTGGCTGGTTACCATTTCCTACATCATCAAAAGTAGCATCTACATAGGTAACCTCAGATTTAAGAGTAGTTACATAATCTCCGCTTGAACTAACTACTTCATGGTCTGTGTTATAGACTTCTTCAAAAAACGGAACGATTTCTCCAGTTAATTCTTGGACTTCTCCAAGTCCTGCCTCAGAGTTGTAGATTGCCTGTAAATCATCCATATTTTCTGAAATATAATTGCTAATCATTTCTTCTTTGAGCGATTCGTAAATTTCATTTTTTTCTTGTTCCGTTAAATCTTTTAACTCGGATGCTGATGCGAGTCTGTCTTTGTAAATGTCATCAATATCGTTGGTAGCGTAATTGAATAGTGAAGCATCATTATTAACCATCATTTCTAACTGCTCAATATCCGCTTCAGGATTTCCCATGCTATCTATAATTGCATCTAAATCTTCAAGGGCTGGTCCAAGGTTAGACATCTCATCCATACGAGCAGTCTCCTCGGCTGTATATCCATTAGCCCAACTACCATGGGTGCTTTGGTCATGCTCTTGATGTTTGATGACTGGCATCAATCCAGGCTCAAATCGGATTACTTTGTAAGACTTCTCAAATGTTGCTGGGACTTCCCAGAACTCTTTAGGGAGCAATGCGACTTTCTGCTCAGCAAAGCCTTGATTGCGTGTGTTGTACCAAGAATTCTGCCCACGGGTTTCTGTGGTCAGCGCGGCGCGAGCGGTCTCTGTAAACATCTGTGAATGGTGGACCCATGCAGATTCTTCTCCATCTTGACCAAAGCCTCGACCAGTAGCGGCGTGTCCAAAGAAATCGTGAACTGCTCGGAACTTGTCATTCTGCTCATCCTTGAAGAATGGATGTGAACCTGTAGAGGCTGTACTTAATACTTTGAGAACTCCCTTGCTTACATCTGCAAACATCTCTCTGGAAGTTTTGTATGGGTCATCGGCTACGAATTCAACCTTGATGCCCATGGTTTTAGTCATGTAATCGAACTGCGCCTCTACCTCTGTGGCTAGGGCTGTATAAGATTCAAATGCTTTCTCATCTTTGACAGGCAACTCATCGTAAGCATCTGCAATGCGAGCCGCTCTTGCTCGGTTCGCAACTGTCTTTTGATAATCAATAGAATCATCTTGCTTGATTCCTGCTTTGAAGGCGTACTCTTTCGCGCCATCTCTAGCCGCTTTAACTGAATCTGGACCGAAACGACCTGAAGCCCAAGACCCGTGAGTGGCTTGGTCGTGCTGTCCCTCTAGGTGCTTTTCAACTGAGTGATAGCGACCTAAGCAGACATGACCTGACTCTAACGGTTCTTTTCTATCGCGTTCAGAATCTCCTCCGCGAAGGCTTGCTTCTCCTCGGGGGTCATCTGATTGACGGGGATTGGAACTTCCACCATCTTTGGATTTGTTTGTTCTGTCATCTTCCTCATCTTTCATGTAAATGTATTCGTCTTTTTCAATGTCGTACACAGATTGTTGGTCGTTATCGAATCCAGCGCGAACTGCTTCACCTCTGGAGTCGTAGCGGCGAGAGACATCAAGGTACACAGTTCCTTGGTCTTTTACAACCCAGATACCAAAATAGGCTCCGCGCTCGCTGAGTGCATCTGCGTTCTTCTCGATATAGTCCAAGAGAATCTCTCGGCTACGGTCACGACTTGAGAAGAAATCTTTGTACTCAACTGTCTGTTCAGCCCCATTGTTAGAACACATATACCCGCTAGTAGGCTCGCTACGGCTGGAAATGTCCAGACTGAATCCAGTTACATCTTTACGCCCTAGGCGGTCAATGATGCTTGTGTAGACGGTGCCGCCTGTAGACCAGTTTCCGTGAGTTTTCTGGTCATGCTCGCCATGCTTTTTGACAGGCTTGATAATCTCAATATCTTCAAGAACGGTTCTGAATCTACTCATTTATCTACCCTTTGAAATACTGCGACTTTTTCCTCAGACCCTATACCTCTTTTGTACCCCAAGAATAAAAGGTCTGTATTGCGTGGCAGGAGAACTTCTTTTTCTCTATCTGAAACTGTACTCGTATCATCAACGGAGGTCCGATAAAGGTCCACCGCAATTCCCTTACCGCGCTTGGTTGGGCTGGGCAGAATGACGGCAACCGTGTCAGGAGTGTCGTATATTTCACCGAGCGCTTCTCTTGCAGTCGTATCTTTAGTCAAATCTATTCGTGTAGTTGATAAGTAGCCTTTATCTTGGATTGTATCTCCTGGGGTAAGTTTCCCTAAAACAAAATCATCTACAACCCTAAATAAAGTTTTATCTCCGAACATATCTGGAGCCGTATCAATCAATGTATCTAAACCTTCAATATTCTCGATTATGTCATCAACTTGATAACCTGATGGATTACGAAGATACCCATTTATTCTTACATAGCCTTGCTGAGAATAGTTATCAATAGCATCATGCTCTTTATCTGTGACACCTACTCTTTTTCCGTTTCTGTCTATACCGTAGCGCTCGCTGTAAACCATCAAGGCTGGGTCGTACTCAGATTCCTCATCAAATGTTCCAAGTGTGAGCAGGTCATTCATGCCCGTACTGGAGGCTAAAGCCCAGTTTCCGTGGCTCGACTGGTCATGCTGACCCTCTTGATGCTTTTCAATGACAAGGGTAAGCCCATTGCTGGAATCGTATTGGAATCTCTCTAGGCTCATGGAATCAACTCTACATCCCAGACCTTGCCGCGGATAGCAGTAACTTTGAATTTGCTACCGCGTGGTAACAAGAATTCAGCCTCATTAGCGTTTGTATCCCAATTATCTTTGCTTTGCTCTTTGTAACCAGAAGGAAAAATTCCTTTGCTACCCGCTGGTAATCTCAAGCGCATCGCTAAACCCTGATACATACTTCCTGATGTGCCGAACTGCTGAGCAACTCCAGCATCAATGGTGGTAGAGACATAACCTTTATCTTCAAAGACATCTCCTACCTTTAACTTCTCAAAGAAATTTAATCCGTTGCCTTTGATGCCACGATAAGCAATAACTTCTTCTCTCAAAGGCGGCGCTGTCTCTATCGCTTTATCAAGGAACTCAATAGTGTCCCTAAAAGACTTCTCACTTATTTGTGGGTCTCTCAAAGCATCATTGATGGTATATCCCATAACGCTCTCATATTCGCCTATTGCTCTGCGGAACTCTGGATACTTTTCTTCCGTGAATCCCTCTTTGCGCTGGCTTAAAAGCATTTCCTCAAAATAGTCATCGCGTTCTTTCATGGTTGCGAATACCCCTGTCATCTCATCGGAGTACCATTGAGCCAAATCATCATAGTTTCCAGATGCCCAGTTTCCGTGGGTTTTTTGGTCATGTGAGCCATGCTTTTGCACATCCTCTAAGCCATCATGGATAAAAGGCATATTGTTGAAAAGGAAGAAGAATTCGTTGCCGTAATCTTTTGCCTTTTGCACCGTATGAGGCTCTACCATTTTTACCTCGATAACTGTAAATTCTTTTGCTGGCTCTCTTGTCCAACTAGAGAGACTGCCCTTACTTGCTCTATCTTCAGTTAGTTTGAAGTCTGGTGTTTCAAGCGAACTTAAATTTCCGCTCTGAACAGCCTCGTATGCAATTTTTGCTTCTGCTGGCGTGTATGTTTTCTTTGAGTAGGTAGCCACTTCATACGCTGTACCACCCAATTCTTCTCTGTAGTCAATCTTGCGAGGCTCAAAAATACCGCGACTCCAGTATGGGATGCTTACTTTTGAAACTGATACAACTTCAAATTTTCCACTTGTGATAACTTCATGGTCTTGTGGGTAAACGCTGTTTTCTTTTTTTAGAGAAACTCCTTTAGCGCCGTCTTGAATCTTCATAACAACACTTCTTTCCCCAGCGCCCATCACATCTGCCGCATACCAAGTAGCAACTCCTAATGAGCGAGTAGTTGATACCAATGGCATATCGAAGGTGTCTCCAGGCTTAGTGGAAAGTAGTGCATCAAAACTCTTTTGTTCTTCTGGGTCGGTTGAATCGGTCATTCCTCGATACAGCGCTGGTTGAGGTTTGCCATTTGCAATGGCATTAAGCATCCCTTTTGCTTCTTCACGACTTGGCTTACCCCAGCCTCTATCCATCATGTAATTCAAATATCCACCTTGGTCAAAAGGTGTTTTTGGAACTTCAAGACCTAATTCTTCAGCCGCATATTTTCTAAAAAGAGCAATGAAGTTCTGTCCGTCTGGACCGTGTTCCCACGCTTCCCACGATTTAGCAGTCATGCCACCCGCGTTACGAGGGCTTTCTGGAATTGGGTCTTTCGGATTCCAAGTGCTTATTTCGCCACCCGTTGCCCAGTTACCATGAGTCTTTTGGTCGTGACCGCCTCCCTCATGCTTGAGCATCTCATCGTCACCCTCATACGGAGCAGGAATAAATATCGGGTCTATAGGAGGCTCAACGATTGTGTAATCAAAATCTTTATCCAATTGGGACACCTGCCTCCCTGTAAGCCTTTTCAAGACCAGCGGCATAATCTGGGCTAATTACTTTGCTTGCCATGTAAACATGATTCTTTGCGAACTCTACTCCGTGACCTTCGTAACGGCTAGTTGCGCTTATTGCTGTAGCGTAATGAGCAAGTTCGTGAAGGATTACTGGCTCTGCTTGTGAATAACCTTTATCCATAGCCAAAGCGCTATATCCAACTCCGCCCTTTGTTCCGATTGCATATTGACCCGCAACACCCATGGCACGAAGGGATACCTTGGGAGTTCCTACTACACCGCCATCGCCAAATGCTTCTGTAAACCAATCAGCAGAAGTCACGGCATCAACATAGGCTTGAACTCCAGCCTTTGTTCCGTCAAGATGTCTTACGCCTGTTGTAGATTTTATATTGCGTGTTGATTCCTGAGACCACTTATCAAATGCTTTTGAATACTCTTTGTATGCTTTATCGTATTCTGCGCTAGTTTGAAATTCTGTACGGCTTGGCGGAAATGGTTTAGGAATATCTCTTTGTACATTTGGCTGAAATCGTTCTTCAGCATCGTAAATCTTACGCATTAAACTGTCTACAGTTCCAGCCTGAAGTTGATAGATTTCTCTATGAGCCAATCCATTACCACCTTGAGGTGTACCTGTTGCCCAATTTCCATGGCTAGATTGGTCATGTTCTTGGTGTTTATTTACCCGCTCAGAGAGAATGTATTGTCCAATTCCCTCCATAACCTGCTCAAATTCTTTTGTTGGTTTAGCCCCTATAAATTTGCCGCCATCTAAATAATAATTTTCATAAGCAACGGCGAATTCTTCGTTGCGAGCAAATGAATTTCTTGAAGATGCAAAATCTGGAAACTTTGAGTCTTTAATTATTTTTCTAAAATTTGGGTCATCTGAGAGGAATCCATCTCCAGATTTAGCATTAAAATCTAAAGCGTGTCCGATTTCATGCAAAAGAGCGCTCGCGCCAGAATTTTTATCTATACGGATTTCGTTATCGGCTCTATGAAAATGAGGCGCTTCTTCAGGACTCATCGCCTTTGGGCTATCCATGATTCTTACTTTCGTACCAGATGCTACTAATGCCTCAAGGTGATTTGCGGGAATTTTGCTTAATGCAGATTCTATGTCTTTAATTTGATTACCACTAAGTAAATTTTTTCCTTCTGTAGCCATACCTCCAACTCCAGCCCAATTGCCATGGGTAGATTGGTCATGTTCTTCATGCTTTAGGACTGGGGTAAGCCCAGGCGCAAACTTAATTACCTTCATTTAGTGCCTCGGTCTGGAGGCAGGATTACGAAGGTGCAACGGCAATTAGGGTGGACTATGGGCTTCTCAAGCCCGATAGAGAAGGTTCCAAGCCAAGGTACGACTTCTCCATTCAGGGGCGCACAAATGTCGCAGGTGCGCTCATCTGGGGCTGTAATCCACATCTTCATTGTCGCTGGGTCTATGTAACCCGCTTCATCGGCTTGGCGATAGCCCTCCATGCGCCCTTCATTCTGGGCAATCTGAATCTCGGTGCGAGCAATGGTCTTGGCTCTAGCGCTCTTTAATCTATCCGCGTAAGCGGTTGCTGATTTTTGGGCGCGTTCAATAGCGCGAGCCTCTTTGATGCCAGCCTTAATCAATCGGTCAAATTCATTCTTCTCGAACTTAGTAACCGCATCAGCCCATTTGGGATGCAGACCAATAATGTTCTTAATTCGAACTGCGGTACGGCGTACATCAATCTGCTCATTAAATGAATCAATAATAATCTTGCGGATTGCTTCGCGGGTTAGGTTGTCAATACTTGTGACCAACTCACCCGCTCTACGAGATGCAAAGCCAAGAGAATTAGGGTTTGTCTTATCAAAAGATAAACTGAAAGCAATTGGCTCTGGATTTACCCTTGCCCAATTAGGAATCTTTGTGAAATCCATGTTAGCCATAGATTCTGGGTTAGCAATGCGAACTTGGGTAGGTGTAAATGCTGGCAGAGCCAAGGCAGGTGCAATTTCTCGTAGCCCCTTAATGGCATCTTTTCCACCTAAATCAATAATGCTAAGCAACTGACTTTCAATCTTTGCGGCATCCCCGCGGATTGAAATTGCTCGGAGTAATCGGTCTAAGGTGTCGGCATCTAAGCGACCAAGAATCTTTGCCAACTCCTCCACCTTGATTTTGTCGGTGGCATTACGAATTGCATTGACGAGGACACGCGCCATCGCCGCTTCTTCAGGCGTTAATGGGTTTCTGGAACCGTCTGAGCCAGAGCCGAACCTAATTGCCATGCTCTACTCCAAATCGCCGTCTAGCGGTTCCTGTCCTTCTGGAATTTCCAATTCTTCTTCCAAAGATGGAGGAGCATCAAATTCTGTTGGAGCGGCTTCGGCTCCTGGCATCGCTGGAGCGCCATAGGCTTCTTGTCCGTCATGCTCAGCAGGTGGTAGACCAGCCAAGTCACGGAGATAATCTTCCAACTTAGGGTCTGGCATAAGAACACCAGCGGTAGCCAACTTAGTTACGAAGTCTGAAATCTCAGTCAAATCAACATGGCTTACTTCTCCGTAGGTAAGGAATGGAGCGCGTGAGGCATCCATACCATTGAGTTTCATAAGGCGTGGAATTGCGTATTGGTTAAATACTTCAGCAATATTCTTAGCGATTGAATCAACTGCCATTGACCATAAATCCATCTTTGTTGAACCAAGAGCATAAGAGCCAACTCGGTCTGAACCCAGAAGAATAAAGTCTGAAAGGATTGACATAGACATACGCTGGTCATAACGCTGAACAATCTTGTCTGTATCGAACTGGCGTGAACCGCCTGAAGATAGGAGAACTAGGTCGAACTGCTTATGTCCTGCATCATCGTAAAGTGTTGGGAATACAACGCCCTCTTGCTCATTACGCTTGATAGAAGTAACGATGTTTTGAACTGTCGCTAGAACATTCGCTTGCTCGGCTGTAGCCGCGCTTGATAGATACTCAGGTGGTACATAGGCAACTGGCAAACCTGCTAGGTCGCGCTCGATACCGACTGCTTCAATTTCTTCGATACGGCGCTTGTAAAACCAAGGGCGATATGCGTTACGAAGGATTGAGCGACCTTCTGGGTTATTCTTTGCTGTAGTTGTACGGAAAAGCAAAGCCTTTTCAATAGGAATAATGTGTGTGCCGCCCGATGATGGGTCGGTCTGCTCCATCGCTTGAATTCCACCGCTCTCGTCAATCTGCCAGCGGAATAAAGTTTCTTGAGAACGGATAGGCAACTTACGCCATCCAATTTTATTATCTGTGTGCTTAGAACGCTTTGATGGGTCTTTCGCCTCTGGACCTGTACGGACCTTGTAAACGATTTCGTTGTAAGAGTATCCATAAACGAGCATTGAGAGAATCTGTGAAAGTGTCTGGTCCCATGAATCCGACATATCGTGTAAACAGGAATCAATGAACGCCGCGACTTCTTCATCTTCAGGCTTTATATCACCGTCTACTGAATTATCTGAATATGGGTCTACGCGCCATTCAAGGCGTGTAATAACTTTTTCAATTGCATAAAGCATTGACCCGATTGTTGGGTCATTGTCTGCCATCTCACGATAAACGCGAGCGCCACGAAGTCCACGGAGATTAACAAGGAATTCTTCATAGACCGTTCCACCTGAACGGCGTAAACCCGTAGAGCCGAGTTCCTGTAAATCTGGCTTTTCTGCCATTGTTTCCCTCTACTCTTTAGATGCTAGTCCGACAAGAATTTTGATTGCCTGTTCTTCGTTAAACCCCGCGCTTTTCAATTCCAAGAATAGTTCATGGGTTTGAATCCCACCTCTCCCTCTCTTCTTC